CTGCGTCGCGAGGGAGGCTGGCGTGCATAATTCAAACCCTTTGGACGTAACCCACTAAGAACCAATGAGCAAAAAAACACTGGCGGAAATCTGTGTAAAAAACGACATCACGCGGGACGTTTTGGACGCCGCAAAATCAGCCGGCGTCAACGTCTGGAACGCTGCGGAGCTTGCCGAACACCTTCGAAACCGCCGCCCGCGCATCGCCAAAGACGCCAAGCTCTCAAAGCCCGTCGCACCCCCGGACATCCCGTTTGTCGAATCACCCGAGCAAACCGTTGACGAGATCGAACGGCTGATTCTGGCAAGCGAGGTTCACGACGACATCAAGATTTACAAGACCAAGCTGGAGGCGCTGAAAATTGCCGCCAACGTCCGGGAGTTAACCGGCGATCTGGTTCCGGTCGGACAGGTCAAGGCGTCCATCACCCGCGTCTGTTCCGCCGCCCGTGCCGAACTGCTCAAGCTCTCGTCCGGCCTGCCACCGAGATTAGAGGGGCTCCCAGCCTCCACCATGTCCGCGCTCATCCGTTCGTCCATCACCGACATTCTCACCCGCCTATCCGATGAAGCCGGAAACCTCTACGATTGATCCGGTCGTTTCCGGCGCCCGCCTTGGCTTCCGTCCTCCAACCCGACTCCAACCGTGGCAATGGGCGCAGAAGCACGTCAAAATCCAAAACTCCGAACGCTCGTCATCGTTCGATCCCGAACAAACGCCATGGTGGAAAGCACCGATGGAATGGGCGGCGGATGCGGAAACGCGGGAGTGCGTCATCATCGCCCCGACCGGATCCGGCAAATCCACTCTGGCAGAAGCGTTGATTCCCTACGTTGTTTCGGAAGATCCTGGCAATCTGCTTTACGCATCGCAGACCGATCCCGACGCGAAGTTTTGGGCCGAAACTCGACTCATCCCGACCCTCAAAGCCTGTGAGTCCATGAACGGTCTATGGCCGGAAGACCGGAGCTTGTCGCGCAAACTGGAAATCATCTTCCCCCACATGGCGCTCGTCATGGGAGGCGCGAACATGAGCAACTTCCAAGAGAAATCCTGCCGCTGGCTTTACGGCGACGAGGTTTGGAAATGGACAGCGGGACTCATCCGGGAATTTCTCGCCCGTCATCATAACCGATGGAACCGGAAGGTTTTCCTCGTCTCCCAAGGTGGCGAAACCGACAAGGAACTGGATCTTGAATGGAAGAAGACCCCGCAGTCTAATTTCTCTTGGAAGTGCGAAAAGTGCAAAACCCCTCAGATTTACTCATGGGATTCCCTCCGGTTCGACATGATCCACCGGGAAGACGGGCAGATTGACGAGCAAGCCACGGCGGAAACGGCACGGCTTGAATGCATTTCCTGCCGAGCGCAATATGCGGACACCGCCATGGTTCGGCGCAAGCTGGCGAACTCCAACATGGGCAACGGCTCAATGGGCTACGTCGCCAGCAATCCGAACGCTCTGACCGGCTACGCGGGTTTCCATGTCGATTCCCTCGCCGTCTGGTGGGTTCCATGGTCGGACGAGGTTCTTGGGTGGTTGGAAGGAAAGCGACTGGTTAAGGCTGGGGTTGTCGAAAAATACCGGCAATGGTGGCAGAAACGGCGGGCTAACTTCTGGTCCGACGACATGGCCGATGTGAAGGTTGAGATTTCCCGATCCGACTTTTCAAAGCTTGAACACGAAGACGGCAAGCCGATTGAAAACGAGGGAATGATGGGCGCAGAAGGTTCCCGCCGGAACGCTCGTTTTATGACCGTGGACGTTCAAGGAACCCACTTTTGGGCAATCGTTCAGGCGTGGAAATCTGGTGGGGGAAGTCGGATTCTTTGGGAAGGTCACGTTGAGAGCGACGGCAAAGAAGAGTCTGTGCTTGTCGCGTTACAAACCCGATATGGCGTCCAATCGCCTGACGTTTGGATAGACATCGGCTATGACCAGGGGCGGATTTTTAACTTGATGGCGATCCACGGTTGGCGCGGAATTAAGGGAGAGGGCAACAAGAGAAGCTTTGCTCATGTCGCACAAAACGGCACAAAAACGGAACGTCTCTACTCGAAAATCCAGCGGGCAAGATCACCCCGAGGAGCAATCGTTCAATTCGTTTTCGTGGCCACAAACCCGGTCAAGGATATCCTTCACGCAATCATCACGGGCAACGGCGCGGAAATCGAATTCCCCTCCGACCTTTCAAAAACCTTCGGTAAGCACATGAAGGCCGAGCGTCGGGAAATGATTCGCTCGCCAAAGACCGGCCAAGAGGAGTCCGTATGGGTTACAAAGAACCGGGAAAACCACCTTTGGGATTGTCTTGTCTATCAAATCGCCGCCGCGCTTATGATGCGTCTGTTCGACTCTTTGCCGACTCCCGCGAAACAGGAATCGTCGCCAGCCGCCCCCGAATAACCGCCGTTTTGACATTCGCCCCGCCTCCCCAACGATTCCGGCGTGTCCCTTTACAGCACCGCCCAAACTATTTTCGCCGCGCTACGGGATGACGAATCGGCGATGGCGGCAATCCGCGCCGAACGGGCGTCTCTGGCGTTGTCGTTGCTGACCGACCCGAACGCCGCTGCACAGGTCACATCCGGCACAATGAACGGCCAAACCTTCACCGCCGCGCAAGGGCTGAAAGCCAAGGACCGGCTCACGCTTCTCGGAATCGTCTGCAAAATGGACGACGCGGGCCACGTCCTGCCGAGCCAAACCATTCCTGAATTCTAACCATGGCAATTCTCAACGAATGGGGGCAACCCTACAGTGCGCCGAACCGATACGCTCACGCGGCAGAGCGGAATCGTTCACGTGGAGTCGTCTACCAAGACCGAACCGGAGACATTGACAAGCTGATTCCGGCTGGTGATGCGCGGGCCATCCGTTCGCTGTCCTCCCGGCTTTATACGAACGTCGGGGTCATCAAAGGCGCGGTGGACCAGAAATCCCGAAAAAGTGTAGGGGAATCATTCCTGCCAACTTATTCCGGCGAGTCGGACATGAAGGACGGCAAGCAGATTTCCACGTTTCTCCGCAAGGTCTGGTTCCCGAATTGCAACGTCAAAGGCGGGGTTTTCGATTGGCACAAAACGCTGCAATTGGCGTCCATCGCCATTGACCGGGCGGGTGACGAATTCTGGCTGAAAGTCATCGGCAAGGACGGATTCCCGCGCATTCAAGTCATCCCGGCGCATCGTGTTGGATCCGCTGGCGATTACGACAAGGTTTCCGAGGGCAAGTTCAAGGGCTATCGGATTTCGGATGGAATCATTCTCAACACGGAAGGCCGCGCTGTAGGCTATCGAATCCTAACCGGCGACCGGATGGAATCGTTTTCAGACGTTGACGCCGCAAACATCATCCACATTTTTGACCCCGACTTTTCGGAACAAAACCGGGGCGTGCCGAAATTCACACATGCGCTTCAGGACATCGCCGCTTGTCTCGCGTCCACCGAGGATGAACGCATCCGGCAGCAACTGATTTCCCGCCTTCACCTAACGGTCTTCAACGAAACCGGAGGCCCGGACCCGGATGATCCAATGAATTCCGTTGTTTCCGTCACCAACCCGGACGGCACCGAAGGCAAGCGCATGGTTCAGCCAGTGCCGGGCGGCATCGTCTATCATCAAGCCGGAACCGGCGAGAAAATGGAGCAGGTGAAACACGAAGGCCCCGGCGACATGTGGGAAAACTTCCAGGACCGGATGATTCGGATGAGTCTCGCGCCGGTATGGTCCTATGCCATTTGGAAAGGCAGCGGTCAAGGGACAGACACAAGAATGGAGGTTTCGAAGTGCCGGGATTTTGTGGTTCATCGGCAAAGAGACCTCCGTCGCCCCGCCCTATCTGCTCTCGCATGGGCATATTCCGTTTTCCAGAAAGGAAACCGCGTTCCGCTCCTCGATCACCCGTTTTCATGGGAGTTTTCCAAACCTCCGCGTCTATCCGTTGACGATGGTCGTGAATCCAAAATGGAGGGCGAGGAATGGCGCGACGGGCGACGGAATACCGACGAAATCGCGGAAGCGAAAGGGATGACTTCCACCGAGCTTCACTATCGCCGCGCCTACATTGTCGCGGAACGCAAGGTCATCGCCCGACAAGTTTCCGAGGAAATCTCCAAGGCGTCCGGCTATGACATCACCGTTGAAGACCGGGAAATGTGCATGATGACGCCGAACGAGGTCAAAGAAACCGAACCTAGCGACCCGCCAGAAACCACTCAAACCACCCAAGACGACGAGGAGGACACATGATTTCATTCACCCCAACTATCAGCCAGTTGAAAATGCTGGCGTCCCTTCGCGGAAATCTATGGATGATCCACGACGCTCCCGCCGTTGAGCTGGCGCTTTCCGCGTTGGAACTTTCCGAGCGCAAGACATCGGAATCGTCCGACGACTGGCTTTCCGAATACTACACCTTGCGGCAAGGCGCATCGATCGATTCTGACGGAATCGCCCACATCGAGATTCGGGGTGCTTTGATGAACGATTGTCGGCCGATTTACGAAAAGGTCGGGCTGGCAATCCGTTACAAAACGATCATCGCGGAAACATCGGGAGCGATCACCGCTGGTGCGAAAGGTATCCAATACCGAATCAACTCCCCGGGCGGCACGGTTCTGGGAAACATCGAATGCGCGGAAATGATTGCCGGGTGCCCGATTCCAACTCTCGCATACTGCGACGGGCTGGCATGTTCCGCTGCCTACAAGCTTGCCGCTGGAACCCAAGGAATTGTGGCGTCAAAATCCGCTATCATCGGCAACATTGGAACGATCATGTCTTGGCAGGATTGCTCGGAATTCTGGCAGAAATGGGGCGTGAATTTTAAAGCCATCGTCTCCGAACATGCGGATTTGAAATCCACCTTTCATCTTGAACCGGACGAAGCGCAACTGGCGTTCCTGCAAGAATCCGTCAACGAGGCGGGCAAAGCGTTTCGCGACCATGTTACTAACGGTCGGGCAAAAGCGAACGCCATCCTTGACCCGGAAGTCTGGCGGGCCGGTTGGTATTCGGGAGAAACGGCGCTGCTTCTTGGGCTTTCCGACAGAATCGGCACCTACGAGGACGCCCGCCAAGTGCTAAAAAACCCCGTTTGACATCCGCCTCTCATGCCTAAATCTCCAAACACACATCACCGCCATGGCACTTTTTGCAACCGCATCCAACAAGGAACTTCAAGACCGCGTAACGGCGCTTGAACTTCAAATCTCACAGGCTGATGCCGCACATGCGGATGAGGTCAAAACGCTAACCGACCAAATCGAGACGATGAAAACCGATCTCGAACAGGCCGCCACGCTGAAGACCGAACTTGAAACCGCGACCGGCAATCTGACCGTTGCGGAATCGCTCGTCGCCACCCAAGCCGCGACCATCGCCACCCTTACCGCCGACCTTGACGCCGCGAAAAACTCAACCGCACAACAGGCTGTTGAGATCGCTGCTGCTGCCGGGGTTTCAGCTCCGCTCGCGATTGAAGGCGGGGGAGCTTCCACTCTAACCGCAACCATCACCCGCGCCGAATTCAACAAACTGGATCACCCGTCCCGCAATGCGGTCATCGCCGCCAAAACCAAGATCATCGACTAACCATCACTCACCAAATTCTCCAACCAATAAACTACAATGGCTAATACCCAAACTCTCACAGGCTTTACCGAACTCATCTATGAGGCTCGCGACATTGTTTGCCGCGAACCTGTCGGCTTTGCATCGTCCGTCCTCGTCAACTCTGGCAGCGAAGGCGTCTCTATCAACGGCACCGTTAAAAGTTTCGTCGCTGGCCAACCCACGCTGAATACCGATCACACCCCGGCAATGACCGTTCCGGCTGGCGATGACATGACCTCGACCGTCGAGGAAATGACCATTGGTCAAGTCGCCCGCATTAACATCCCGCTTAAGGGTGAGACGCTTCGCCAGCTCGACAACACCGCAGGCCGGGACAACTTCGTTAAGAACGTCCTCGCTCAAGGGATCCGTGCAATCGTCAACGCCATCGAATCACACATCGGAACCGTCGCCAAAAACGGCGCTTCCCGCGCTGTCGGAACCGCTGGAACCACGCCGTTTGCGTCCGTTCATTCGCTCATCCCTCAGTGCAATCAGATTCTGACAGACAACGGCGCTCCGCAAGATGGCCAGCGTTCACTGGTTCTCAGCACTGGCGCGGCGACCAACCTGAAAACGCTTTCGCACATCTATAAGGTGAACGAATCCGGCACGGCGGAAACACTGCGTGGAGGGGTACTCCTCGACATCGACGGCGTGGCCATCAAACAATCCGCTGGCGTTGCCGCTCACACCAAAGGCGCGGGCGCTTCCTACGTCATCAACAACGGCAACATCACCGCCGGATCCACCACGATCAGCATTGACGGCGGCACGGTCAACACGACCGGCTTTAAGGCTGGCGACATCGTGACGATTGCCGACGAGCCGACTGCCGGAAAATACGTCATCAATACCGGACTCACCGCAACCGCTGGCAATATCATCATCGCCAAGCCGGGCTTGCGTGGTGCAATCGTTGACGGAAAAGCGGTCACCATTGGCGACAGCTACACCGGCAACGTGTTGTTCCATCGCTCCGCAATCGAACTCGCCATCCGCCCGCCTGCAATGCCAGACGGCGGCGACATCGCAGAAGATCGCATGACCGTGGTTGATCCGGTTTCTGGTCTGGTCTTTGAAGTGGCGCTTTACAAGGGCTACGGCATGAACCTGATGGAAATCGTCTGCTACTATCAGGCGAAAGTCTGGAAGTCCGAGTTCGTGGCAACGCTTCTCGGATAATTCTCTCTAGTGTTGGATTCATACGGGAAGGCGGTATCTGGCAACGGATGCCGCCTTTTTCCTAACCTTAATTCTCCATGTCCCTCCTGACCGCATTCATGGCCGCTGTTGCTCCCCGGGCCGCGTCAATTATCGGCGAGGAGAATCTGACCATCGGCAGCGGAACCGCTGTCCTCGCCGTCCTGAATGAGATCGCGAGCGGCAAGGAGTTCACTGAGTTCGGCAACGACCCGGACAACGCGCTTGTTGCGGTGGTTCGTCGTGCCGCGTGGGATGCCGTTTATCCGCTCGCCGGGCTGGAATACGTGAACCAGAAAGCGACCGCCCGAGGCATCACGTTCCGCGTTCGGCGCGTCCGCATCGGGGCCGGATTTGTTGAGGTGATGCTGGAGACCCCGACAAAGGCTTGATTTTTGACATCCGCCCGCCGTCCCGAATCATCGCCGCGTGGTCACGGCGAAATTCGATTTACCGGCGCTTGAACGCTCGCTGAAAAAAGCGGCAAAAGCGTTTGGTGAAACATCGGCTCAAGCCGTCATCCGATGGGGCGTTTCTGTTTGTCGGGATCTAGCGGTTCAAACTCAGGTGTTCGGCCAAACCAAAACGAAAGCCAAGCAGGAAAACGCCATTACCGCGGGCGCAATGTCAGTGGTTCTAATCGTTCCGAAGGTTGGCGCATCCAACAAGAAAGGATTGCACTCGCCCGAGGGCGTCAACGCATGGATCGAATCAACGCGGGGCAAAAACGGCAGGACACCGAAAAACATGCCGCTTTCCGAACGCAAAGTTTGCACGGAGGCGACATTCAAAAAAGCCATGCGCGACCGATTCAAACTGGCAGGGATCGCCAAGGGAGCGTGGATTGGCGCGGGGCAGGACATCGCAAAGCACCAGACCGGCCAAGACCGGATTGCCATCGGGAAAAACTTTCTCGCCTACTCTCAAAAACACGCCTCCCGAGGTCATGGCATCCCGGCAAAATCCGGCTTTTCGCCTGTCGCGGTTCTCGAAAACAAGGCCGCGCATTCCGCCTCCTCATGGGTTTTGAAGGATTCTAGCAAGCGTTCCGCCGTCGCATTCGGGGCGCGGAAAACCATCACTTGGTATCGGAAAGCTCTCAAAGCCAAACTCGACAAAGTATGACAGCCGACAACGTGAAAGAATCCCTCCGGACCCTGATTCAGTCAGAGACGCCGAACCACGCCGCGCTTGACGATATCCCCATCGTCCTCAACGGGGAAATTACGGACGCCGTTTTTCCGCTCATCGCCATCGTTGACCAGGGCGCCGGGCTGGTCGAACAAGAGGGCGTTATTATGCGCGGGGTTGATGCACTGACCATCACCGCTGAAATCCATTCCGTCCCCGAGGAAGAGGCGCAGGAAGGCACAACGCTGGAAACCCACCGAGCCATCGTAACCGCCGCGTATCAGATTCTTGCTGACTTCCGATCCATCCAATTCTGCGACGGTCTGAACGACACGACCATATTTGACATCCGCGCCTCGTCCCCAACGGTTGAGGCGCGTGAAGGCAGGCGGGTTTCTTCCATTCAGATGACCGTGATTGCCTGTCCGAATCACTAACTTTCACTCACAAAATCATGTCCGCAACAGTTCACGGAGCCTCACGTTTTGGCGTCACCGACGATTCATCCGCCACAGGATTGATCGTCGGCCAGATGACCACCACCTACACCGCAGACACCGCGATGGCGAAAAACCATATCGGTTGCGACGTTGGCATTTCGTTCTACAACGACTCTGCCGAGGTTTCATGTTCCGGGGTCGTGGCAGTCAAGGCCACCGGCCTTGTGCCAGACCTTGCCGCCGCTCTCACGTTGGCGAACTCGTCCGCTGACAGCCTCGCCACGAACTCGAAAAACCTGTTCACCACGCCCGTTGCCAACGCCGGTCTGATGGTTTCAGGCGCGACCCTCACCCGCTCCGGGACCGAGTTTGAAACCGGCGACATCACCGCCATTTACAAGCCGCTGATTGCCAACAACGCGCCATCTACGGTTTCATAACCGGACCATCTAACCATGACAGGACAAGCCTCATTTGGGACCGGCGACATCAACCTCGCCGCGTCTCTCGTCACTCTCGGGATTCCACCGGACCCAACGGAACCCGTGCGTTTGATCGCGTGCGAAAACGGCAAGGATTACACGCGATTTCATGTCGGGCATTTGTCCTACTGCGGGCGGTTTCAATCCGTTCAAATGATGGCGGCGTGGTCCGACGCGATGCCGTTCAAGCTGTCCTATCCGACTCACCCGATGACGATCCTAATGGATTTCATCACCGCCCGCCCGCGTGGATGCTCAAACCTTGACCAATGGCTTGAACACGCGGCGGCATTTCTGGACATGCCCATGGATGCGGTTAGGGCGACGTTCAAAGCCATCACGAAAACCTGCCAAGCCTCGCCTGAATCACCCGCCTCCTACGTTCTTGCGTTCATCCGTAACCGGATGGACATGGTGACAGCCACTAAACAAACGGAATCCAAGGGCCGCGTCAAAAACATGATAAGCGAAGGCAAGGCGTTTTCCGTCATCCCGGCCAAAGCGCCGAAACGGATCAAGGATTACCTGCTCTCTCACCTAAGATAAGACCATGGCCGCAATAATCGGAATACCAAAAGCAATTTTCGGAAGTGGATCGGCCTTGCCTTTGTCGGGCTTTCCTGAAGGCAAAGCAAGAATTCGCGTTCGCCCTAACGCCTTTGCGCGAGTATTCATTAGAAACAAGCAAGGTATCACAGAATTCATCCCGGTAGAAAAGGATGGAAAATGGATTCCCGGCTACCAACAAGGACAAAACCTCACCCCATGAAAAGACAAAAAGCACAGCGCGAAACAGCCTTGGATGCGCCCAAGGATCACAAGAAATTCACTCTTTACCCGGCGTCATTCTGGCTGCTGGATTGGCTCCGCGACGTTCGCAAGAATCCCGCGCTTTGCGGAGGCGAGCCGAGCATGAAGAACATTGGCGAGCTTTGCTACGTCTTCACTGTCCCAAGCATCGAAATCGAACGGATGCCGAAAGCCAAACTTGCGGAGAACGTCAACGCATTCATGCATGGGCTGTCCGCCGCCGATTTCAAACTCGCCCAGGTTCACGCGCAACGGGAGCTTTCCAAATACTTCGCCACCGCTGTCGTCCCAAAAAAAGCGCAGGGGGCGGCACCCAAACCAAGTCCGAAAAGGTAAGCTCATGCTCACTGGCAACCATCATCTTCATTCTTGGGCAGTGCGGCATTCCGTGGCAGGAAGCGCGGCATCAAATGCCTGTGGGCTTGGGCAATCAACTGCTGGCCTGCTACTGGCGTTCTCAGGGAATGGATGTGGAGTCGCCAATGGACACGGGCAAAGCGGAAGCGGATCTTGCGGAACGCTTCGAGAAGATGAGCAAACGGGCGCACAAATGGATCATGGAGGAATAACGAGATGAGCGTAGGCACGACACTAACGGTTGGGTTTGACGGAAAAGCAGTTCAACGCGGGCTTGCCAACCTGTCAAAATCCTTCGGAAGTCTCGCGATGGGCGGGATTGGTTCCATCGTGAAGCCGTTCGCGCAACTTTCCGCCATGCTCGCCCCGACCGCTCTAATTGGCGGAATGGTGGCATTCGGAAAGGCGTCTTCTGATGCTGCCGCCAACCTTGAGAACATTAAGGCAAACTTTGATATTTTTACCGGGTCTTCCACTGGAACTGACAAGCTAATTTCGCAACTCCGCAAAATCGCCGTTGAATCACCGCTTGAGCTAACGGATATCGCCGAGGGCGCTAGGCAGCTTTTATTGTTTGGAAACTCCGCAGAAGACACAGCAAAGCACATCGAACAGCTATCCGAAATCAGCGGAGGAAGCGAGGAAAGGTTTGGTCGATTGGCTTATGCTTTTGGTCAAGTAAAAAACTTGGGTTATATCTTAGGGACGGAGGTGCGGCAACTGAATGAAGCAGGGTTCAATCCGCTGACGGAAATAATGAAGAAAACCGGAGAGACGGCGGATCAACTGCAAGACCGCATGGCTGATCACAAGGTTGTTTTTTCAGAGGTTGCCGACGCGATGAAAACGGCCACCAGCGAGGGCGGGCGGTTTTTCGGACTGAACGCCAAAATGTCTCAGACTTTCTCGGGTCGGGTTTCCATGATGAAAGATCAATGGACCCAACTAACGCAATCGTTCGGAACCGGAATGAATGAAGGATTGAAGGTTGCGGCGAATGCGATCACCGAAAACATTCCGCAGTTCATTGAGCAATTCCGCGCCATTGGATCTTACTTTGGTCAAGCGATAGCAGAAAGCGTCAATGGCAATCACGATAAATTTGTGGCTATTGGAAAGCTTATTGCTGATCTGATTGTTGCTGGATTCGAGGCCGCTTCATATACTGGATTGACAAAGGTATGGAACGGAATTGGCGACTTGCTCGCCGGAATGCAGGTGGGTATCACTGACAAACAAAGGCAAAGCCTAAGCCCGAAGGACAGAGGCGCGACATTCGAGCAACAGCTAGAAGCCGCCTTAATAAATCGCGGAATCAAAGAGCAGGCGCAAAACATTATGGGAACGACGCCAGCGCCATATAAAGGAAGTCCTCAATCACCTGCTTTCATAGAAGCCAGTCTTAAAGCCTTCGGTGAAAAAATGGACAAAATCGAAGCAAACACGCGAGCGGCAGCAACCAAAGGAAGCAAAATGTAATGAGCGCAATCATTCACGGAATTGTCGCGGGCACGATCTATCCGCAGTCAGACTTCAACGCCAGTCAAAATGAACATGGCGGGTGGTCAGGATCTCAATCCTTTATCATCAAAAAAGGAGGATTAGATTTGCCTGCCATCCGCAATCTTTTTCCTGCTGGCAAAAGGGCGACCGATCTAGATCCGAATTGCGACGCTTTTTATCATTTCCTGAGACTCATAAGCATCTCAAATGTTTCAACCGTTGAAGGCGGATACACGAAAATTACGGCAGAGTTTGTAGGGTTTTATACAAGCGAATACACTGTCGAGGACGGGGAAGCTGTTGCTGTCACATTCCCAACATACTCACTTCGCGGAACATTGTCCGAGGAGCCGTTTCAAAACAACCCCAAATGGAAAGCACTTTCCAGAAAAGAAAGGAACTCGCTCGGAAAACTGGCAACCGGGGAGTGGTCATATATTGAAGATCCATTTTCGGCGGGAACTTATGTGTTGGCGGTTCGCACTGGTGAGGGGTCCGCTGGCGACGATATGTATTCTGTCAGACCTTCGGGGGATCAACTTGCCAGCGCGAACGCGATAGAATTTGCTATCAGATTGTCGGAAGGAGTGTCGACTTACAAGCTTGGGTCTTACGAGTGGATAAAGCGATGGGAGGGCGAAGCCGGGATGACAGACGCCCAACTCAATTCTTTGTCGCGCATTGTGGAACCTCCAGGAAATCCGCCAACACCGAACGGCGGAAGAGACTGGATGATGACCGGGGCCAACCAAGAGCAATCTGGAAGCGATGCGACAGGCGAAGCAGGCTTTCACTATCAGAATGAAATTTCGTTTTTGCTTTCCGACCGTGGCGGGCATGATTCTTTCCTACAAGGCGAATGAACCAAAAAATGATCGGAACAGTGACGATGCCGCACAACCCGAGGCCGGGAATGGACGTGCTGAATCAATTTGTCGCAATCAATCGGACGCTTCAGCAACTCAGAGATCGCGCCGTTCCTCAAAAACGAACCCGAAACACGGATACAAACACCGTCCCGCCATTCTGGCCGACCCTCATCACGACCGATGGCGGCAGCACGTTCACCTTCACTATCACGGACGGGTTTGTCGTGGATCATCGTGGCGGTAACGGCAACACCGGAGCGCTGGGCATCGCTTATCCGACAGGCATTGGAACATTTGGAGGCGCGAGAACAGACGTGGCAATCACCGCAGGCCAACAAATTTCTATTAAAGTCACACTCTACCCTGACGGCGATCTTAATACATCGGCTCTGGTGGTCGAAGCTGAAGACGCCAATTCGACCAATCCTGATCCAACGGCATCCGCAGGCGTAGGAACAAATGGAGAATTTCACTACAAAATCGCCGTTCTCCGTGCCGCAGTTGGTGACGAACCCGCCTATTTGGATTACTATCTGGCAGGCAGCCATATCTCACTACGTCATCGGGGGCACAACCTAGATCAGCGTGTTTATGTGGTTCACGATTCAGGCGGTGGATTGTCCGCTGTTTCCGATCATTACCTGTGCTGGAGGAATGGTGACTACGTCGGGAAATTTGCGAGCGGCGACACCCGTCCAGGCCATGAAGGCTCGCTTGATACGGATTCCGTCACCTACCTAACGTATGTCACCTGATGGCGCATTTGAAACCCATCCCGGCCATTCACGGGCTAGGCTCTCGCGTCCGCTTGATCGCCCGCGCCATCGCCAGCGATCCATATCCGGTCATTGATTGGGCCATCGGGCCGGAATGTCCATGCGGGCACCGAACGGTTTTCCCGGATGGATTGCCGGGAGTCGAAATGTTTGATTCCCCTGTCGGAAACCGGATCGGCTACCTCTGGCGAACCCCGGTGGATGACGATGCGTTCCCCGATGCTGTGTCGCGGATCTTCGCGGCGATGAAACTGCCCGCCATGCCGCGTCACGATTTGGGCGTGGTTTTTCGCGGACTGTTCTGGGATGCCGGATCGCTCGAATCCATCAGCGAGGAGATTCACGACGCTCTGGCCGAAACCTCCGGCCCGGTGCCGACACTTTGCGATTCCATGCGCGTCGAAGTCTCTGATTTAATCGGACCCCGCGCCATCCCGCAAACCTCGCGCCCGATGGCAACCGACCTTGACCGGACGGAATCCGACGCGCGTCCGTATCTGGCAGAATGGTGGCGATTGTTGAATTGCCGCCGCATCGTGACGAATTGCGAGCGGTCAAGCATTCTGTGGCCGCATCGCTATCTTGCCCGGTTTTGACATTCGCCTGCCCTCCGCAAGCCTCTGTTCATGGCGATTTCATCCGCATCCGCAATCTACGG